CCGTGTCGCTCGTTGAAGAACCGCCGTTACGATTCGGCATACCGCACAGAATCAGTACTGTATCGAACATGTAGTTTACAAGAGTCTGTGTCTCTCCCTGATTCAGATTGTTTATCAGGTATTCGATCCTTGCCTTCATCTGAGGGTCAACGTCCTTGACCTTTATAGCCCCTTCTTCCTTCAGCGTCTTGAAATCTTCAGAAGAGATATCCACATTGTAGAAGACCATGAGGGCTTGTATAAACTGCTCAACACCGTCTACCCTGTTGGAGCCTGTAGTATTTATTGCGTCCAGAAGTGGAATCACAGTCTCAAATGCTCCGAGTCTTGAAGTATTCAGCGGATATTCAACAATCGGTATTCCTCCCAAAAGGTGTGTGTCTATGACCGCAGGTTTGTAGTCGATACACTCCATGAAGAGGTCTCTTGTATAGCAGTAATAGTGAGTGCTTCCCTTTCTGTCTACGGTATATGTGACTCCCATCAGAGGTTTTCTGTCTGGAGTATTCCTGTAGACCACGAATGCAAAACGCGGATCAAGAGTTGTGATCTCAAACGGTGCTTCATCCTCCTCACCGATTTCATCCGGCAAAGCCATTCTGAAGGCCGTACCACAGATATGAAACCAGTCTGCCAGTTCTTTGTCCTTTGCCGCCTTTTCCTCAGCAAATACATACTCATTAAGCTGTATCACTGACTCGCTTACAGATGCGCTGTCTTTTCCTCTTGCAACGTACTGTATAGGCTCTCCCATGAGATAGCCTGTCTTGAACGAGACTATGTAGTTTGCCATATTCTCAACGACCTTGTTGTTGATCTCAGGCCGGACATCTTTCTTCCTGTTGAGAATAGGCTGCTTCCCTCTGTAGTATTCATACAGATATTGGATTTCACTCCTGTTGACCTGATGGATAAGAAGAGACTCCCGTAAAACCGTTTCGATATTCTCCGGCGTTATCTCGTCAACGTCTGTATAAATTACTCGTCTACCGAACAATTCCACTTCATCTACCTCCCTCCGTACAGTATTTTTCACCATGATAATATTCTCCAATGCAGTTGCAGTCAAGTGATTTCAATAGACCATTGGAGAAAAATATATTAAAATGGACGTTTGATTATTTCTACTTCAGCCCCTATTACACGCCGTAATTCGTTCTCCAGAATTGCGAGAGAGTCCGGCGCATCATCATGAGGAACCTTACCCGAACGAGTATGTGTCGTAAGCTGCTTCATGAATTGAGCATACTGACTGTTCCTCTCATAAGTAGACGGATGCTTGAACCAAAACCTCTTGATGATGTTGTCAGACGCAAACTCTATACGTGTCTGTTTGTTGCTGATCGTCCTCTTATCCCGGATGCTGCATGTTCCGCCCTGAGCCTTCACAAGCTCGTTTACGTCACGGGCATAATACGATCCGGCGTTGTTACTCTCAAATGTCGCCGCTACTACGTTATTCTTGATAAGAGCCTTGGCACACTCAGGTTTTGTCACCTGCGGCGGCGCATCATCAAATACCACATCCGTAATATACACTTCCTGCCCGTACAGCTTTGCTATAGGCATGGATACATAGTCGTCACCCTTTTCCGCAGTATCACAGACCGCCACGATGGTGTCGGGGTCTTTGTCTACAGGTTCTTCAAAGAAGTAGTTGAGAGAATCCTTCGGGAAAAGCAGTCCCTTGGCCTCAAATGGTGTCTGTTGGAATTCCGACTCAAACTGTTCAGCAGTCAGCATATCTCTCTGATCACGGAAGTACTTTGACGTGAATACCCTCTCACCCTCTCTGGTGTATTCAAAGTTACTTTCGTCAGTCACAATATCAAGTGCCGGGGTCTCACAAATCTGCATTCTCTTTCCCTGCTTCTTCATTTCCTCCTGAAGCCTCCCGATAGGATCATAGAGAGAATACCGGGTGCCGCAGATAACGATAGGCGTACCCTCTATGGCACGTCCGATGATATCACCCGATATGATCTCCCACTTGGCTTCAAGTCTGTCTCTGTTTTTCGCTTCTTCACGGCCTTCTACACAGTCGTCAAGGTATAACAGATTCGTGGCCTCAGAAAGACCTACCTGTCTTGCGTCTATGGAACGGCACATGACAGTCGGGAACCTTGATTTGTGGTTCAGATTCAACGTCTTCCTGTCAGCATTGGTCTGTACAAGCTTGCAGTCCGGGAAGATGTCATAATAGTGATATTCATTTGGCAGTTCCATGTACTCAAGACAGCCCTTGTAAAACGAATTGACAAGATCGTCTCCCGTACCTTCCATCAGAGTAGCCCTGTCAGGATACCTGCCGCTGAGCATGCAGGTAAAATTCAGACCCATCTGAGACTTACCAGTCCTCTTAGGCATAGAAATAGACAAGAAGTCCAGTTCCCCGTCCAGAATCTTCTGGTATGCGTCTACATACCTCTTCAGGTAATGTCTCCGCGGTTGATAGAACTTCTTGTCCAGTGGCTTACCGTATTCTACGGCCTGTAAGTAGTCGTCAAAGAAGTAAGGCGCACCGATCAGTAGAGACCTGAAGTTCAGACCGTCAAAGTCCATAATGGCCTCTATGTTCCCGGCAGCGTTCGCCATACCCATACCCTTCAGTACTTTCTCTCTGAAAGCGTGATTGAAGGCCAGTGCCGCCTTCTTATCTACCTCTTGCCATTCTCTTACGATCTCAAACGTCTCCTGATACGGCTTGAAGTCGTCAGGGTGTTTATCTATAGCGGCTCCTATAGCCGCAGTCAGTTTTACATAATCCATACTCTACCTCCAAAATAAAAGAGGCTGCTATCAGCAGCCCCTTGGCTATCCAGTGACCTTCAGTCACCGTCTATGATGTCATATAGTATCATTTCGTCTATTGTATACGGTTCATACCACCTTTTATGACCCTTCTTGCGTTTCACCTTGTACGCCGTGGCCTTCAGGTGTCGTTTCGTAGGTTTCTTCCTCTCAGGTTCCACCTTGACCTCATAAGATATCTCCGGCTCCTGTGGTGGTACATACTCCTTGCCCTTGAAGTAGCATATCAGCCTCTTTACGACTTCCACTATCCCGTGAAAGATCGCTACAGGCAGTACTATGAATGCGTAATACATTATCATCAGTACTATTGGAATCAACTTTTTCATAATCTCTATGGAAGCTTCCATGCAACCTATTATCAGTGAGATCATATCGCTTGCCTCCTTACTCTATCGTACCACGTAGACCGTGAGATACCCAGTTCCTTACAGGCTTCCGCTACAGTCGTCTTCCGGGAAGATACCCTATGTCTGCACTCTTCAAATGCAGCAGGGTCTATCTTTATCTCCTTCCGGCCTTCCTTGTAGCCTTCCCTTTGCCGGGCTATGGCCTTACCTTCTCTGGTACGCTCTACTATCATGTCTCTTTCAAACTCTGCGAAGGAAAACATGATGTTTCTTATCAGCTTACCTGTAGGTGTGTCATTCATCACACCCATGTTCAGGATATGCAGCGTCACTCCCTTTTCCAGTAGCGTGTCTACCAAGGCTATTCCCTGCGCCGCGCTTCGGGATACCCTGTCAAGCTTTGTAGCCATGATGGTGTCACCTGCCTGTACAGTACTTAGGAGCTTTTGAAACTCCGGGCGGTCTATCTTCGTGCCTGTGAAGGTATCTACGTAGATAGCCTCAGCTCCGTTGTCCCTCAGCTTTGATTCCTGTTCTTCAAGGGAGTTACCGTCATTACGTTGTCCTTGGGTAGATACCCTTGCATAGCCGTAGATCATATCTCTTCCTCATTCTTTGTCAGAAACGACCTGAATTCTACTTCCTTACCCTTATCGTACCTGTTCACATCCACTTTATACCTGTCACGGTATTTATGATACATGGTCATATCTCCAAGCCATATTCTACGTAGTTCATCCTGAAAAGCCGAACCTTCAGTAAATCTTCCTTCCTTGAACCTCTCATCCCAGAGACGCGCGGTCAGTTCGTCTCTTTCGGCACGCTGCTTCATCAAGGCCGCCTTCTTCATCTTCGGCTTGTCTATGAAGGAAAGGTAGTTGATATCCTTATTGGTTCTTTCCTGCAATACCTCAAGCAGCTTGTCTTCCGTCAACATGGAGTAGAAACCCTGTTTTCTGATTGCCGGGATCACGTCATGTGTGATCCATCTGCGGAACGGTTTTGCCTTTTCAGAATTGGATGTCAGAATAACGTGATACAGTCCCGGTTCGTTGACTGCTTGCATGGTCTGATTTCGTCCGATGGTGTCGGTAAAATCTACACCGTCTCTTTCGTCTTCGTCCAGTCGATCATATACGTCACGGCTGTTCTTGATACCAAGAATGTTGCATACATCTACAAGTGCGAACCACGTTTCTTCATCCTTGATGACAGTTCTTATTTCGTGGTCTTCAAAACTGAATTGTAGCTCGTTCATATCTCTACCTCAAAAGCATTGTCAGGGATTCTGTTCTCGCGTGGCATAACTACGATCTTATAATCCATAGCCTTTACCATTTCATTGAGCTTTTCCGTAGATAAGTTCCTCTGTCCAAGTCTCTCACTGAGTACATTGTTCTTAATGTTCAGACGAGAAGCAAGCATTGAAGGTCTTACCTCTTTGAGCTTCATTATCTCACGTACTATCTCGTTAGCTTTCATATCGTTCCTCCTGTGATGGCTACATGATAATACAGACATTTCTGTATGTCAAGATATATCTGAATAAATATCTTTTTTTATTTTCGCGGTACTCACGGGGGTCACCCCGGCTGCCCCGGTACCCGGTCAGAATCCCCCCCCCTACCCCGTCACGATCCCAGAGCAGAACAGCAGCCGGAGGAGATCACGCGCGGAAAGTGTGCGAAAACTCAACAGAAAACAAACAATAAAAATAATTCAGAAAAATCTGAAAAATTTTATAAAAAGGTATTGCAATTCAGATATATCTGTATATAATATAGGTAGTTCAGAAATATCTGTATAGCATAGGCCATAGGCCGGGAGGGTAAAACAATGAAGGCCACACTGAATTTTGGAAAAGTCGCATACATGAGCGAAAAGAAGAACAACCCAGTAGATGTAACAATAGAGCTGAGATCATGCGGAGGTGAAGAAACTTTCACAATAGACCCAGTTAGCAAAGAAAAAACCATCACGGGAAAAACCCCGGAATATGTAGAACTATCCATTTGTGGGAATATCTGGAACCACATACACACCGATATATATTGTGGCGGTCAGTGCTTAGACACCATAGCGAAATATGTACATACGCCGGAATTCAAAGAAATATATAAACTGTGGAAAAGGTACCATCTAAACGGAATGCACGCAGGAACCCCGGAGCAGGAGGCAGCCATTAAGGAATGGGAGGCAGAGGGCAACCGTTACGAATATACAGCAGTTTGCAACATGTTAAAAGCGCGCGGCCTGTATGAAGTAAACTTCACAGGACTCACAACAGGAAGACGCTACAACAACGAACCGTATAAATATGGTCACGGTTGGATAGTTGAAGAATTACCGGGGGATGTGATTACAAGAGTTGAACACATAATAAATGCAGCTAACGCCCACTAAACAAAACCCGTTGCGGCGGGTATAAAAAGCCAGTTAAGCCGCAAGCGTGCCGCCTCCGGGCGGCGGTCTGGAAATAACAACATAATTACAAGGGAGGTATAAACATGTTTATTGGAATTAAAACAGATAGCGCAGGAGTCGAACAGGCATTTTTATATTACAATATGTCTGATTGGATTCGTGACAGCTTCAGCCCGGATTATATATACAACACGATTTCATTTAAGATCACGGGCAAAACTTACGAACAACGCAAAGCCGCAGCGCGTGACCTTGCAATAACTTATCAGAATATTATTAGCAGTCTCTATGTAGATATGTGGGAGTATTCCGATATAACAAACTATCTGGAAAGAGTCGCGAAGCGTTACGGACTTATAACCGAATTCAGAGAGAACGGCATAATATAGCCGTTTTCATTTTCAGGAAGGAGGCGCAAACAATGAAAATATATACACTGTATGAGGACATGCTACAACAGCCACATTTACTTGTAGCAGGGGCAACAGGCAGCGGTAAAAGCGTTTTGATTAACGGCGTGATCTACACCGCGTTAAAGGACAGCCCACAAGGCAAACAATTGATATTGATAGACCCTAAACGCGTTGAATTATACAAATATAAAACCCTGCCGCACTGCATCAGATACGCAAGCGAACCGGGGGACATGATCGGGGCGTTACAGTATGCGCTAAACATCACAGAAACGCGCTACAAGGAAATGCAGCGCGCCGGAATAGTAAAATATAACGGCGGTGATGTATACGTAATAATTGACGAATTAGCCGACTTAATGACCACCAACAAAAAACAAATCATGCCGCCCCTGCAACGGCTTTGTCAGATAGGACGCGCCGCCCGTGTGCATGTCGTAGCCGCTACACAATGCCCGTTAAGGGAAGTTATACCAACCCCAATAAAAGTAAACTTTGATGCGCGCGTAGGACTCAGGACACGCAGCAAACAAGACAGCCGCAATATATTAGATATGAACGGATGCGAAACCCTCCCAAGATACGGACAAGGCTATTACATGACCCCGGAAGGGCTGACGCTCTACAACATCCCATATATTACCCCAGAAGAGTTAAATAGTATTGTTGAATACTGGAAACCAACACAAAAACCGCTATTTAAGAAGCTAACCCCGGC